TCCTGCTCTTCTAAATTCATAAATATATTTTTTGGTCATTGAATAATGATGCGGTAATAACATCATTGGGATAAACCTCTCCTAACTTTATACTATTGGCCTCGCAGAAGTCAAGCTTCTTTTGGTCTCTTTTTAATTGATCGGAATACTTTAAGCGGTTCTTGTGAAAGAATTTCACGAACTTGGTATGTTGCGCCCCTTGAACTTCTACCGCTATTTTTTTATTTGCATTATAAAAATCAAGGCTAAGGCGACTTCCGACGACCCTGAACTCTTCAAATACAATATCATTTTTCCAATAAGGGTATAAGAACTTTTTTACTTGAGTCTGAAACTTGCTGCGACTTGGTTGTTCCCAATTAATCAGATATTTTTTGGGATTTTTTAAGTTTCTATGTTTTCCGTATGCATCAATAAACTTCATACTTGGATTTGCTCTTTAAAATACTCTACTAAAAATTTACACAAGTCCTTATTTTCCTCAACCGTTTTGAACAGGTTGTTGTCTCCTTGTATTTTTTCAGGAAATTCCAGCTTTTTTTCATCGAGAAGCTCTTTGAAGTCATCTGTAGGTTTTATCCACGCCCCCTTCTTCTCGACAAACTCCCAAGCATACAGAAGATCTATAACCTCCTTCTCGACCCAGATAGAGGTGCCTCCCGTGCGACCGTATCGAATTGGATAGGATATCACGGTGTTAGTATTTTCGTGCGCTGATTTCTTAATGGTGACTTTAGCGTTGTGGCCAATAATTGGATTCTTTTTTGCGTCCATGGTTTTGATGGCTGGATTTTGTAAGATCAGATCACCTTTAAAGCGCGGTTCAAACTCCATGATGTTGTTGGCAAAATGCAGCAGGGCGTTCCCTCCTGTAGCCGTAGTTTGGCGAACGGGAGCCCTTGAGTAGGGGTCGAGTTTGATGTCGGCGCGAACTTGACTAATGAAAATAGCCATGTGACCCCGCTTTCCTAGAGCGGTGCTTGTTTTCTTGCAGAAGTCAGAGGCGATAACCGCTCCACCAGCCACCTTGCTGCTTTCATCAAAATTCTTACCCAAATCGTCTTTGCGAATTAAGCCGTCTACAGAATCCAATATAAAACAATATTTAATCTTCTCCTCATTGTTAGTAATGAGTTGCCTTATAAGACCCATCGAGGTTTCGTAAATGTTACTTTCGAAAACAAAACAAGTTCCATCTACCCACTCTTCGGGTGAAAAAACAAACTTCACGCCCGATCTTTCCTTAACCTCGGGACCAAGCCGACCTTCCGCTTTGATGTAAAGACCCCTAGACTTCTCAAGGCTTCCCAGAAAATTCCTCATAACCTGCAACGATTCCGAGGTCTTACCACCCTCATTAACGCCTGTAAAACGGTGCAATCCAGGCCCAAATCCTCCAGCTAAATATAAGTCCAACTGCAACGAACCACTAGAAATCTTGTATTCTACGGTATCCTCGAAATTGTAATGATCGTCCTTGTTGGCCTTCAAATAATTATTAAGAACATCTGTGGGGTTTACTTCTTTACTCATCTAAAAAATCTTTTACTGTTTTTCTTTTGGGGGAAACGGTTTTGTCCTTCCCCGCCTTTTTTCCAATATCATAAACCTCATACTTGGATAAATCAACCCTAAAATTAAACGCTCGAAATTTCTGATCTAGCGTTTCCTTTAATTTATCACTCACAAGGTAAGCTAAAGAGTCAAACTTTTTACCAAAGTCCACTATATCCATAAACTCTAGCGAATATCGCTCGCACAGGTCATTGAGCATTTTCATCTCCCTAGCAAAGAAGGGGCGCCTCGCTTTATCGGGAACCTCCAATAAACGAAAAATAATCTCTCTCTTATTCGGACCTTTAGACTTCGCCACTAGGAACTAATAGCAGCTTTTAGATCGACGTCAACCATTTTCTTGACGAGTTGTAAAAAATTAGATTTAGGCTCCCAGCCCAATTCCTCGCGGGCCTTAGTTGAATCTCCCAGTAACAAATCTACTTCTGCGGGGCGATAAAAATCTTTATTAATTTCCACAAGGCAATCATCACCATGAAAGTATTTTTCATCCAAGCCTTCACCTTGCCAACTGCATTGGCCTCGGTGGAATCCCGCGAAGTTAAAAGCTTCTTCCACAAACTCCCTGATGGTGTGAGTCTCGTCAGAAGAAAGCACATAGTCTTGAGGTGGGTCCTGATTGAGCATTTTCCATACGCCATCCACGAAATCCTCTGCATCGCTCCAGTCCCTCTTGGAGTCCAAGTTGCCTAATTGAAGGGGGGTCACCTCCGCTCTCCTCTGAAGCTGCATAAAAATACGAGCTACGTGTTTTGTGATTTTACGAGTAACAAATTCTTCTCCTCGGCGCACCCCCTCATGGTTAAAGAGCCAGCCCTGAACTGCGTAAAGGTTATACGAATCACGATAAACCTTAACCAGATGTCTAGCAGCACATTTGGAGGCCCCGTATGGGCTTCTGGGGCGTAGCGGATGCTCTTCGCTCTGTGGGGCTACAATTACATCCCCGAACTCCTCAGAACTTCCTGCGTTGTAATAACGACACTTTGGGTGATGGCGCCGAATCGCCTCTAATTGATGTAATACCGCCATACAATTCGTTTGCATGTGATTGTGTGCCATATCCCAACTACATCCCACGAAAGAATTGGCTGCAAAATTGATAAAGTAATCAGGCTTTTCCTCTTCGATTACGCGATCTATATTTTGCATATCAGTAACATCTAGATCGATGAGAAAAAACCGTGGATTAGAAATTAAATGAGAGATATTCTTGTGATTCTTAACGCTTAACCGTCTCACGCCACCAATAATCGTATACTCGGTGTTGTTGAGAAGATAATCAGCCATGTGACTTCCGTCTTGTCCTGTTACTCCTGTAATGAGTATTTTTTTCATGAATTAATATACCAGTTATATGTCCTTCTTAGTCCTTCTTCTAAGGAAGTTTGAGCCTTAAAGCCGAACTCTTTTTCAGCCTTGGAAGTATCTAGGCATCTTCGGGGTTGCCCGTTTGGTTTGCTGGTATCGAAAGTAATTTCTCCCTCGAAACCTGTAATCTTCTGAATCAAGTGAACAAGATCTTTAATGGAAATTTCTTGGCCTGTTCCGATGTTTACTGGATCAGTTGAGTTGTAGTTTTCTAACGCTAACTGAATAGCGACAGCGCAATCACCCGCATACAAAAACTCGCGAGAAGCAGATCCGTCGCCCCAAACCTCTATAGAGTTATGGCCGCGTTCTTTTGCTTGTATGAATTTTTTCAATAAGGCTGGAATGACATGAGAGGTTTCCAAATCAAAATTGTCATACTCTCCATACATATTTACGGGAATTAAATGGATGAAGTTGCTCTTATATTGCTCTCCAAACGCCTGACAACCAACCAAAAGATTCTTTTTGGCTATACCGTATGGCGCATTCGTTTCTTCGGGGTAACCATTCCAAATATCTTCCTCCTTAAATGGAACAGGGGTAAATTTAGGATATGAACATACACTCCCAAGAGTAACCAGTTTCTTGATATTAAAACGATGTGCCGTTTTTAATATATTTAAATTCATTAAAGAATTTTGCAAGAAGAAATCCGCTGGAGATTTTTGGTTGGCGCCTATGCCTCCACATACCGCCGCTAGATGAATAATAGCATCAGGTAAAGAGGAGGAATTGGACTGTCTATGGAGGTAATCGTTTAAATCTTTTTCGTTTAATAAATTCAACTCTGAACTACTCGGAGTGAGTAACTCGTAATTGGTCTGTAAGCTCTTAACTAGGTGGGGACCCAGAAAGCCTTTAGACCCTGTTATCAAAACTCTTTTCATTTTATTTACCAATATTCGTGACCCATCATTTGGGTATTGGGAGGAATTTCTTCGGACAATGTTGTAGTCCACCCTTCTGAATTATACCAATCCACAGTAGCGTCGTTGTTCCAACCATCCCAGCGAGTTCCCCTAATTCCAAATAAAAGCTGATTCCCGCCACCTAAATCACATATCATTAGTGAATATCCACCACATCCCACCGTAGCCACATCAAAGTCCGCCCCTTTTATTTGTTCGCAGATTTCCTGTAAAATATCTTTATAGGGTCTCGGCTCTCTGCCAAGCAATGCTGCTGAGTATGGCGATTGAACAACTTGGACTTCGCCTATTTCTGCACCCTTCCATATTTGAGAATACTTAGGAACTTGCTGTTTTATGGTTTTTGGAAAGGGGGCAACTGTCAATAATTTTTTATCTTTTAAATGATAATGCCACCCACCTTCGCCGTGGCTGAAGGGTTCTAAATCACTAAAAGAAGTAAATTTCTGAATGCCATTCCATCTTATAGTTTCGAGAATATATTCATCCCCCTGCCCCGCACACCACTGTAACAAATAATCTACATTTTTTACTGATTGCAAGTATTGCTCACACCAATCCTTTAAGTCTTCTTTGCTACTAGGGTAGATTCCAGCTTGAAGAGGGAGGCTGCAAGTGTTTAGAAGAGAAGCCTCACCATGCGTTAAATAATGTCGTAAATGTTGAGCTTCAACGCCTCCAATTTTTCCAAAAATTAAAGGTTTTGAATTTCTTATGGCGTCGATTATCTTAAGGTTTATCATGTAATTACTTATAATCTACTTGAATTTTTAACCACGCTTCAGGAAATAAATCCTTTAAATCATTATTGCGGTTCGCTCTTAAATGCCCATACCAAAGAGAAGGATATATAATTTTCTTATTTTTATGCGTATTTAAATAGGCTCCCCACCAAGAAAAAGTGGAATTAGCTATAATGTTGCAAGCCATTTGGGACATTAGATACAAGTCTGTAACCTCACAATTACTCTCCACAAAAGTAAAGTCATAAGCTGGTAATGTAAATTCCTTACGACACCATTGTATATCATCACTGAAAATTACTATAGTTTTATTGGGCTGGGCTTTTAGTGCTGCCCTGTAGTAAGATTGCCCCAAATTAACAAAATTTCCGCTAAAATTTTCCACGTAATCGCCCCTCCTTACATGAAGCGACGTTGAGGTTTTTGAGTTTTCTAACGGGGATGAATATTGTTTTTTTATAGAATTTTCCAAGTTACGTGGTAAGGAAAATAATGAAAGGATATTTTCTCTAAACTCATCAAAATATTTATAAGACTGGAAAAATCCGTTAAGTTTTAGATTTTTATGAGGGGGTATCTGATGGTGTATGGTGCTAGAGTTAGGTGGCTCATTAAAGTCCTTGGTAATTTCATCTACTCTAGGAGGATGCGGCGCAAGCTGGTGAAATATAGTTGCGGCATACTTTTTAAATGGCTTGCGAATTAAGTCGGGAAAGAATGCTTCTACATCATGCCGAAAAGAATGCGCCAGCGTAGTTGCTACACAAAAAAGCTGATTACCCAAGCCATTATTAGCTGGACCTGGACCGAGTATGTTACACGTTACCATACTTATTTAACCAAAAGTCGGTCATTTCATCAAGCATGGATTCAAAAGTATAAGTGGTCTTCCAGCCTAGCGTTTCCCTTATTTTTGACGAATCACCTTTTAAATAAGGTAGTTCTTCTGGTCTTAAGTATAGCGGGTTTTGAACAACGTAATCCTCATAGTTAAGCTGTAGCTTTTCAAATATGTGCTTACACATCTCTCTAACTGAATGAGTCCGACCTGTAGATACCACTAAGTCTAAGGGCTCGTCTTGCTGAACGATTAAGTGCATTGCTCTTACATAATCA